ATCATTGTTCTGCCCGGCGACGGCATCGGCCCGGAAACCATGGCGGCCACCGTGCAGGTGCTGCAGGCCGCCTCCCGCCGCTTCGGCCAGCGGCAGCTTCTGGAGCGATGCCACCGCGCGCCAGGCCGTCTGGCAGGCCCTGGGCAACAGCGGCAGCGCGCCCAACACCAACCACCTGGTTGTGGGCGACGCTGTGACCATCAGCAACGGCTTCGACTTCACGCAGACCCGCCACTGGATGGGCGCTGCCTGGCTGATCCCGGCGGCCATGATCAATGGGGACTTGCTGGTGGACGGCACGGTGGCGGCGCGCAAGGTGGACACGCGCGGCCTCACCGTGCGCGACAACTACGGTAACGTCATCCTGGACGCCAACGGCCTGGACGCGCAGTGGCTGCGCAATCTCAGGGCCGCCCAGGTCAACGGCCTGGGACCGCTGGCCACCAAGGACCAGGCCCGCATCGGCGACACCGTGGCGTTCCCGGACGGCACGACGATGAACACCAGCGACTTCATCAACCGGCTGCAGCGCATCACCTCCAACAACATCGGCGTGTTCATGGACACGGCGGCCATCGGCACGGCCTACATAGGGCAGGCGGCTGTCGGAACCCTCCAAATTGCCGGCAATGCCGTCACGGTGCCCACGGCCGTAACAGTTCCTGGACACATCGAGGGAGTGGGATGGGGTTCCTGGAACACGGTCCTGTCAATGAGCCTCTACCTGGATATGCCGGGCGTGGTCACGGTTTTGGTCACTGGGTTCGTCGGCTATGGCATGGGGTGGAGAACAGCAGGAACCAGGCTCTATGTGGATGGTGATTGGATCGCCGAGCACGCCATCGATGAGGCCTACACAGCTGTCTGCCACGGGTATTCGAGGAGCATGGGGGCGGGGCTCCATACCGTCACGCTCACGTTCTCGGGAGGTGTGGGTTGCCGGATTGGAAACCTCAACGGCTTCATGATTGGATCAAAGCGATGAAGTTCTACCATGTGATTGATTCGCACGGTCACCTGGTGATCTCCGGCACGTATCAGCACGATTCCGAGTTGCGCTTTTACCGTGAGACGCATGGAAATCGTTTAAGGGTTGGACTCCCCAAAGGGTATGCCCCCAACGAGGCCCCATCCCGGGACCACCGATGGAGCGTTCCAAAACGCTGCTGGGTGGCCCCCGCTCTGGATCTGGAGCAAGAGTGGGAGAAGGTGCGCTACACGAGGGCGCGCCTCCTGTCCGCCTGCGATTGGGTGACGTTGCGCGCCCAGGAGACAGGCGAGCCCGTGCCTGCACCGTGGATGGCCTACCGACAGGCCCTGCGCGACATCACCGACCAGCCGGACCCGCTGGCCATCGTGTGGCCCACACCGCCGGCCTGATGCGTGCCAAGCCTGCCACTGTGCTCTGCATGGCCCATTCCCTCGAATACGACCTTGACGCGGTGCTGCCCTTCATGCAGGGCCTGGTGCCGGGCCTGGCCCGCGCCCAAGACATGCGCGCCATCGGCCTGCGCCGTGGCGGCCGACTCGTGGCCGGCGTGCTCTACGAAGGCTTCAACGGCCGCAACCTCTGGATGCACGTCGCGGCCGAGCCCGGTGCGCGCTGGCTCGTGCGCGACTACCTGCGTGCCTGCTTTGCCTATCCATTTCTGGTGTGCGGCGTTGAGCGCGTCAGCGGCTATGTGAACGAGAGCAACACCTTGGCGCGGCGGTTCAACCAGCACCTGGGGTTTCGAGAGGAGGCCCGGCTACATGGAGCGGCGCCGGACGGCGGCGACGTGCTTATTTTTGTGATGTGGAAAAAGGAGTGCAGGCATGCGCTGGCACACGACTGAATTTGATCTTCTGCCCGAACGGGCCTTCTGCCCACGACCTGGTGGCCGCATGACATTGGAGGGTGGAAAGGGCAGCAGCGCGCCCGCGCCCGACCCGCGCCTGGTCGAAGCACAGGTCAAGTCCATGGGAATCCAGGACGCTGCCATTCAGAAGATCCTGAGCCAGTCGGATGAGATGGCGCCGCTGCAGAAAGAGCAGACGCAGTTCGCGCTGGACACCCAGCGGCAGGCCTGGGAACAGTCGCAGCAGGACCGCGAATATGCGCTGGGGCGCCGTGACCAGTTGACGGGCCTGCAGGACAAGATGGTCGAGGATGCGCGCACCTTCGACACCGAGGCCAAGCGCGAGGAGCTGGCCGGCCAGGCGGCCGCCGATGTCTCCCAGGCCTACGAAAGCTCCAAGCGCACCCAGAACGCGGAAATGGCGCGCATGGGCATCAACCCGGCTGACGGCAAGTACGGCGCTGCGTCCAACGCGCTGGCCGCCGGCGAGGCTCTGGCGATGGCCACCGGCAAGAACTCCGCACGCACGGCGGCGCGTGCCGAGGGCAGGGCGCTTACCGACCGCGCGCAGACCGCATTGGCCGGCTACCCGGCCATGGGCATGCAGACCACGGGACAGGGTGCGGGCTTTGGCACGGCGGCCCAAATGGCGGCAAACACCGGGCTGGCTGGCCTGAATTCCGGCTACGGCCAGGCAGCCGGTGCTGCCGGGCAGATGGGGTCGAACGCCACCAGCATGTGGGGCGCCCAGGCAAACCACCAAGCCAACATGCGTTCCAACGATTCCGCAGGAGGCCTGCTGGGCGGCCTGGGCGGCACGGCCATTGGACTTGCGCAATTGTGGAAGGCTTCCGACCCACGCCTGAAAGAGGAGGTGATGTCCGTTGGGGTGGATGAGTCCACGGGGTTGAATCTCTATGAGTTCGCCTACAAGGCCGATCCTGGCAGGCGCTATATCGGCGTCATGGCCGATGAGGTGCAGCAGCGATTCCCCGAAGCGGTGATGGTGGACGAGTCGGGCTACATGCGCGTGGACTACGCGGCACTGGGCATGGAATTCAAGGAGGTCATGTGATGCGCGGCGGACGTTCTTCTCTCTCGGATTTTTTCAACAACTTCAATGCGGCCTACGGCCTGACAAAACAGGTGGGCCGGGACATCGAGGTGGGCAATGCCATGAACGCAAAGCCCACGGAATCCCAGGCGTACACGGAGGAGCAGGGCAAGGAACTGGAGGGGCTGGCCGCCCAGGGTTACAAGATCGACTTCGACCAGGCCAAAAACGCCTATGTGGCCAGCAACGAGGCCGGCGACAGCAAGACGCTGGCCATGCAGGGCCTGACCACGAACTTCATGGGCAAGCAGCTCACAGGTGGGGCCGATGCCAACAAGGCGGAAATCGATCGGATGCGTACCTTCGCTGTGGCAGACGCCATTGCCAAGCAGGATCCCGAGGCCGGCATGAAGATGCGCGGCCAGGTGGAGGACAGGGCATTCAAGGCGAAAGAACAGGCGCGCACGGAAAAGGCCTGGGCGCGCGAGGATGGCATCGAGGCGCTGGACAAGCAACTGGGCGATGAATTCGAGACGGGCCTGATGGGCGCCGACGGACAGCGCCGCAAGCCCACCTTTTCCGACTTCCTGGGCAACCAGGAAAAGCGCGCCTTCATGCTGCACCAGGCCGGGTATGCGAAAGAGGCCAATGAAGCCGCGCAGAAGGCCCTGGCCACCAGCTACTCCAAGGCTCAGCTCGAAACCGAGGAGCGCAAGCAGGCCCTGGGCCCAGCCGTCGCGGCATTCGCCTCGGGCAACTACGCCCCGGCCATGGAATACCTGAACAGATACGGTCTGGGGGGCGCATCCAAGGTCACGGGCATCGAGCGAGCCAAGGATGGTGGCATCGTGATGAACATGGTGGGCGTCGATGGCAAGGCCTTGGAGCCCGTGCGCACCACGGCCGAGCAGGCCGACGCCATGCTTCGATCCACCGTGGACCCGGGCGCGATCTACAAGCTGAACCATGACAACTTTCAGCGGCAGCTGCAGCTCAAGGCCGACCGCCGCGCCGACCATGCCGACCAGCGTGCAGCCGGCGCCGATGCACGCGCTGCGGCTTCCCACGGCATTGCCATGGAGGACCGCCGCGAGCGGCTCCAGGACAAACGTGAACTGCGAGATGTGCGCGAGGCCATGGCACGCGAATCAAACCCCAGCATCTCGGACACCCAGATCCGAGCGGTGCGCGCCGGCATCGTGCAGACACCTGGCGCGGACAACGCCAAAGCGAAGTACGACTATGACCCTGTGAAGGTGCAGAAGAACTTCGGGGAGTTTATTCCAGGGAATCCTCTAAAAGGAACGGTTGATTCCACCAAGCGAAATTCTGTGAAGGAGCAGGAGTTCATGCACTGGTGGGGCAGAAATCCTAATATCAAAGACGTTGATGAGGCGCTTGTGAAATTTAATCAACAGTTACCGAGGAAGCTTTTGGGTGCGGATGAATATGCAAAAATTCCAAGTGGAACTAAATTCATCGATCCGGATGGAAAGATGCGTGTGAAGCCTTGAGGTCATCCTACGGTATTTTTTGCCAAATTAATATGAAAAACAGTTGACACTTCTGCCGCTTTGCGAGCAGCTTGTATAGGTCGTCCCGCCTTGGCTAGGTGAATACTGTTGTCCCTGGAAAACAAAAGTTGGAATTTTTCCATCTGAGGGGCCGCAGATAAAAGTCAAATTATACCAAGTGACGGGGCCCGGCATTATGTCAGCTGCAATGCCACCTGAATTACTGTGGCTGCGTATGACTTGATAAGTTCCACCAGCATCTTTGCAAGTGTCACTTGCGAGATTCATGCATTTCTGAGAATCACCAGTGCATTTTACATTTTTCATAGCACGACCATCTGGCGCACGAAGATCAGTCACTGTGGGAGATGCACAGCCAGAGATGAAGGCTATGGAAAGCATAGCCGAGGGGAAGAAAAATAGAGATTTAATGTTCATTTTTGAAAAAACATTCCAGAATTTTCCATGTGACCAAATGTAGCAGAATTCAGCGCAGGCGCGCTTTAAGGTAAGTGCTCCGTACCAAGCCTGCCAGGCTCCGGCTCCAAAGGAGCATGGCATGGAAAATCACAATTGGTGGGAACAGGCGCCGCTGGCGAGTGATGGTGAAAGAGAAAACTGGTGGGAGGAAGCCCCGCTTGTGGAGCCTCCTAAGGCAGAAGAGGGACCGAAGCCAAAATCCTCGGGAATCGGTGGCTACGTTGCAGACGCCATCACAGATATGTTCAAGCGCGCGGGTGGTGCAGCACTCTCCGGCGTGGCCTCCGCGCCAGAGGCTGCACAGTCGGGCCTGCGCGCCACGGTTCGCAGCGGCGCCGGCGGCGACCCCGCCACGGTCATGCCCGGCGGAGCCTTCATCCCGGGCATTGACACAGACGAGGCCATCAACGGCCCGATGACGCAGCAGCAACGCGACCGGCGCGAGCTGCAGGCCGAGCGCGCGGCCGTGGGCGTGCGCCTGCCGGGCGCCGAGTCGCTGGCCCGCGCCGGCCGCGATGCGCAGAAGGCCATCAACGACACGACCAGCCAGGCCACGCAGGACGCGGTGGCCAATTCCCAGATCACGGGCAATCTGCTCAAGGGCGAGATCGACTTCGGCAAAGACCCGTCTGTGCGCGGCTTCCTGATGCAGGGCGCTGATGTGTTCGGCAGCATGTTCCCCGTGGTGGCCACGGCGCTGGCCACGCGCAGCCCGGGCGCGGCCGGCATGGTGGGTGGTGCCATGGCAGCGGGCGAGGGTGTGGAGAACGCGCGGGAGTTCATCGCCAAGCAGTCCCACGAGCAGCTGCTGGGCACCAGCCCGCTGTACCGCCGTATGATCGACGCCGGCGCGCAGCCCGACGAGGCGCGGCGCATCACCAGTGCCAAGGCCGAGGACGCCTCGGCGCTGCTGCAGGGCGCGGTGGCCACGTTCGGCGACCGCTTCACCGGCAAGCTGGTGACGGGCGGGCTCGACCCGCTGCTGGCCCGTGTGGCCGGCCGTTCGGTGCTGGGCAAGACTGCGGCCGGCGCGGGCATCTCGGCGCTGGAGGAGGGCACGCAGGAGCTGGCCGAAGGCGTGGCCTCGGACCTGGGCACCAAGAGCGTGGCCCACGGCAAGGAAATCGGCGAGGACTCGGCCGCCAACTTCGTGCTGGGCGCGCTGGGCGGATCTGCACCTGGTGCAGCGCGCGGCGTGGTGGCCGGCGTGAAGGATCGTAGGGGCGCCCAGGCGGATGCCGGCGGGCGCAACACGGTCATCGACGTGACCTACAAGGATGCCGAAGGCAAGACGGTCACGGATGTGGCCACGACCGCAGACGCCGGCCTGGGCGACGGCGCCGCAGCTGCGCCTGCGCAGGAGGCCCAGGCATCTGTCGCGGCGCCGGCCGAGCCGCAGACGGAACAGCAGCGCGTGCAGCAGCCCGATGGCACGCCCGAATCCATGGACAGCACCACGGCGGCCACGCGCATGGCCGAGCTGGAGGTGATCGACAGCACCACGGGCCTGAATCCCGTGCAGCAGCAGGAGCGTGCGGCGCTGGCCCAGCGCCTGGAGCAGGACGCTGTGCGAGAGGCCGAGCTGGAAGCCCTGGGCGAGGAGCGCCAGGCCGTGGCCGCCGAAGCTGCAGCGGCCGAACAGGCGCCGGCATTCGATCCTGCTGCAGTGCGGTCCAAGACCTGGCCCCAGTTCGTGCACGAGCGTGGCGAGAAGGTGGCCACCTTGCGCCGAGGCACGCCCATCTGGGACCAGCTGCAGCACGAATGGGCGGCCGTGAAGACGCGCCGTGCCGGCACCAACCCCGAGGGCACGGGCGCCGCCGGCATGCCTGTGCAGGAGATCCAGAACCGCGACCGCAGCCGGCCCGCCAGTGTGGTGCAGATGCAGGGCATGGCCCAGAACCCCGACTACCTGCGGCTAGGCGTCTCGCGTAGCCCTGAGTCTGGCGCGCCCATGGTGTTCGCCGTGGGCGACCAGGACACGGCCGCGCGGGCGCTGGGCCGTGCCGACGTGGCCGTGATGAGCGACGGCCAGCGCGTGCCGTTCCGGTATGCGGTGATGGAGGCAGCCGACGTGCAGCCGTCCAACTTCGCGGACGGCGCCGTCAATCCGCTGTTCGACGCTGCCCACCCGGGCACCGTGAAGGCCCTGAACAACGGCCGCACGGCAGGCCTGCGCGCTGCCTATGAGCGCGGCACTGCCGACGCCTACCGGCAGGAGTTGGCCGCCGACAGCGACATGCACGGCATCGATCCCGCTGTCATTGAGGGCATGCAGGCCCCGGTGCTGGTGCGCCTGTATTCCGAGAAGGACAACCAGGTCAACATGGGCGCCAAGAGCCAGAGCCAGGCCCTGGGCCTGTCCGCCACAGAGCAGGCCGCCACGGACGCCGCCCTGGTGGACGGCGGCGTGCTGGAGGTGTTCGACAGCGGCGCCCTGGACAGTGCTGCGAACCGGGACTTTGCCCGCGCCTTCATCGGCAAGCTGCAGGAGCAGGGCCAGGACGTGGCCGGCATGATGGATGCCAACGGTGCGCTCTCGCCGGCCGGCGTCACCCGCCTGCAGGCGGCGCTGGTGTACAAGGCCTACGGCGACGGTGACCTGGTGGAATCGCTTTTCGGCTCCACCGACAACGACATTCGCGCCATCGGCGAATCCCTCAAGGCCGTGGCCGGCGAGTGGGCCAACCTGCGCCTGGCGGCCGAGCGCGGCGGGATCAATGCCGAGGTGGACGTGACCGAGAACCTGCTGCAGGCCATCCGCCTGGTGCAGAAGGCCCGGCGCGAGCGCACGGCCCTGCACGACGCTGTGCAGCAGGTGGACATGCTGACGGGCGACGTGCCCGATGCCCTGACGGTGGGCATGCTGCGCCTGCTGTACAGCGGCCATTACCTCACCCGGCCCGTGGGCCGCGACCGCCTGGTGGAGTCCCTGCGCGCATACATGGGCGCGGCATTGGCGACCTCGGCCAGCGGTGATATGTTCGGCGAGCAGGTCGGACCTGCCGCAATCCTTGCTGCCCTGAGCGGCCAACCCGTCCCACAGCAACAACAGACCAATGACACAAGCACCGACTCCCAGCAAGCCCCAGCCCCGCAAGGCAGCCGAGAACCCCCTGGCAGCGATGCTGCTGGGGAGCGTGCTGATGCAGCAGGGCCAGAAGCACGGCGACAAGAGCCAGACGGAACAGGGCGAGCAGCTGCTGGAGATCGCGCAGAACGCCCAGGCCAAGAAGCCAACGCCGACAGCGGCGCCGTAGCGCCCGAGCTGGAACTCTCCAGCTACACCCCCGAGGAAATCCAGGCCCAGCAGGCCCAGCAGCAGGAGGCCGAGCAGCGCCGTGCGCGCGACGATGCCCAGGCCGAAGCCCAGGCGCGGGCTGAGCGCGAGCGCAAGGAAGTGGCCGAGCGCCAGGCTGCCAGTGCTGAGCACTTCCAGCTGGGCCAGGACGCGCAGGACGCCCTGAGCGGGCAGAAAGGCATCTTCGATGCGCCGGCCCAGGCCGAGCCGGCCCAGCGTCACGACCTGGAAGCCATGTTCGATGAGGTGCTGGACGAAGTGGTCACGGAGCGCCAGGCCTCGCCGCGCTCCGGTGACTCGGTGCCGCACGGCAAGGCCTTGACGCAGGAGGCCGCTCAGGCCGCGGCCCAGAACTATCTGCGCTGGCTCAGCGCCAAGGCGCCCGGGGATGTGCGCCCCGGCATCCATGGCGGCTACACCTTCGAGGGCGGGCCCGGCGCCGTGGGCGTGAAGTCCGGACACATCAAGGTGGACGGCCAGGACCGTCTGCAGTTCCCGATTCAGCGCCTGCTCAAGCTGGCCGACCCGGCCATGCCCAAGCCGCGCGGCAAGGCGGCCCAGAAAGCCGCTGCACAGGAGGCTGAGCGCGCAGCCTATTTCACGCCGGGCAACATCATCAGGAGCCAAGACGACAGCCACGATCGCGTTGTCTCGTACACGGCGCCCGATGCGGATGGCCGCTGGAGCGTCACCGTGCGTCCCGTGGAAAAAGAAGGCGATGCATGGGTTGATGTGCCAGGCCTGCGCGAGCGCACCCACGGCACGCAGCCCGATGCCCGTGCCTTGAAGGCCGGCCCGGTCGTTCAGGCGCGGCCCGAGCGAGGCGCAGGCGAAGCCCTGGCCAGCGCAGCCAAGAATGCCGGTGCGGGCCTGGCTGCCGCCATCGACGGGCTGGGCGAGTTGTTCGGCGGCGCGGGCAAACTCGGCTCTGGCCTGTCCTTCGATGAGCAGACCTACGCCAAGGCCAAGCCGCTGTTCGCCCAGGCCGTGGCCAACCTGCAGGACGCTGGCACCGACCTGCGCGACGCCATGCGGGCCGTTGTGCGCATGGTCGTGGACAAGTTCGGCGCCGAGGCAGCGGGCAACATGAAGCCCTATGTGGTGCGCTACATCGAGGACATGCGCGACAGCCAGGCCGCCGCGCCCGACAATACCCCCAACGCAAAGGACACCTCCCATGTATCAGACCCCGCTGCCCATCTGGAACGACATCGCACTGAGCCAGCCGCTGTTTCCGCCGATGCGCGAGCTGTTCGCGGCGACGCCCGAAACGCTGCCGGCGATGATCGACAAGCATCTGGACCAACCGGCGGAGGCAATGGGCCTGGACGATCCGACAACGCTGGCCTTTCGGCTGGTGATGCCGCTTTGGGTGGAAAACGAAGCGATCAGCGCTTACATCGAGGAGATGCGCCAACCGCAACTGCGCAGCAGCTTGCCGGAACTGACAACAGTCAGGGAGTGCTTGGAGCTGGCAGCGATGGAATACCGGCTCGACCAGTCACAGCTGGCCAGCTTGCAGCGATCACTCGTGCAGCACGCGCAGCGACTCGAAATCGAAGCGATAGCAGCAATGAACGCAGCGCAGAACGCGCAGTAGGTCCGGCGGTTGCGCCCAGCGCGGGCGAGGCTGCGCACCTGGCCAACGTGCGCACAGCGCTGCCGCAGCTGCTGCCCGGCCAGCAGGAGGACGTCGCCAAGACAGAGCGGGCCTTTGCCGCCGGCCCGGGCATGCTGCTCACCAATGGCACGGGCACGGGCAAGACGTTCTCCGGCCTGGGCGCCGTGCGGCGGTTCGTGGACGCCGGCAAGAAAAACATCCTGGTGGTCGTGCCCGACGACAAGATTGGCTCCGACTGGATGCGCTCGGGCCGTGTTCTGGACCTGAATATCCGCCAACTGCCCGACTCCACCGTGGCCGGGCGGGGCGTGACGCTGACCACATATGCAAACCTGGGCATGAACGACGCCCTGGCCAGCCGCGCCTGGGATCTGGTGGTGGCCGATGAGGCCCACACGCTCATGTCGTCCCAGGAAGCCACGCCCACCGCTGCGCTGGCGCGGCTGCGTGCCATCACCATGCATCCGGGCGGCGCTGATGCCCGCTACCAGATGCTGCATGCGGCCGACCTGGAGGCTGCGGCGGAGCTGCGCCAGAAGGCTGACGACGCGAGGGAGGCCGGCAAGACCGAACAGGCCGAGCGGCTGGAGGACCGGGCCAAGGCTGCCTTCGTGAAGCTGCAGGCGGACCTGCAGGCCGTGCGCGACGATGTGGCCGCGGCGCGCGGCGACGGCCGCCGCACGAAGTTGCTGGCCCTGTCGGCCACGCCGTTCGCATACGAACTGAACGTGGATTGGGCGAACGGCTACCTGTTCGACTACGACGACGGGCGCAGCGACGAGTCCCGCGAGTTCCGTGGCTACAACGAAGGCGGCAACCGCGAGCAGTTTTTCATGCAGCACTTCGGCTACCGGATGCGCTACAACAAGCTGACGCAGCCCGAAGCCGGCGTGGATCGGGGCCTGATGCAGCGCCAGTTCAACACCTGGCTCAAGCGGCGCGGCGTTCTATCGTCGCGCCTGCTGGACGTGAAGGCCGACTACGACCGCCGGTTCGTGCTGTTCGAGTCCGCCATCGGCAACCGGATTGATGAGGCCTTCACCTGGCTGGCAGACCACCGCCGCGACAGCACCGGCCACGCCAAGCTGGAGGAGCTGGTGAACAAGCAGGTGGACTACCTGACGCGCCGCTATCTGCTGGAGGCCATCAAGGCCACCGAGGCCGTGCCCATCGTGCGCGCCCACATGGCCCTGGGCCGCAAGGTGGTCGTGTTCCATGACTACATCAAGGGCGGGGGCGTCAACCCGTTCGCGCTGGACCTGCGCCTGGTGGACGCCGGGGACCGCGCTGCCGTGGCCAGTGCGCTGGCCGAGTTTCAGGGCCAGTTTGGCGACCTGGAGCGCGCGCAGCTGCACAAACTGCCGTCGCCCCTGCAGGTGTTCCGCCAGGAATTCGCCGAGCTGCTGGTGGTCAACGGCCGGGAGAAGCGCCGCGACAACCTGGCCGCCTACGAGGCCTTCAACGACGACGAACGCGGGCCGAGCGTCATGCTCGTGCAGTCGGCCAAGGACAAGGGCTGGAGCGGCCACGACACCACGGGCAAGCACCAGCGCGTGCTCATCAACCTGGGCCTGCCCACCTCGCCCACGAAGTCCATTCAGCAGGAGGGTCGCGTCTACCGCACCGGCCAGGTCAGCAACGCCATCATGCGCTACCTGAACACGGGCACTTCCTGGGAGCGCACGGCCTTCGCCTCGACCATCGCCACGCGCGCGGCCACGGCCGAGAACCTGGCCCTGGGCGAACTGGCGCGCTCGCTGCAGGACGCCTATGTGCAGGCCTTCGAGGAGGCCGACACCTACGAACCTGGCCACGAAGGCGAGGGCACGGGCGGCAAGGACATGGACCGTGCCCGCAACAACGTGATCTCGGAATGGGACCGTGCGCGGAGCCTGTATTTCTCGCAGCAGAAGAAGACCAGCGCGACCAAGGCGCGCGAAGGAACGGACTACTTCGCGACGCCCGAGCCGCTGGGCCTCAAGATGGTGGAATGGGGTGACGTGCGCGAAGGCGAGGACACGGCCGAGCCCTCGGCGGGCCATGGCGCCATCGCGCGCTGGCTGCCCACGCACTCGCGCCGCACCATGGTGGAGCCGTCGCCCGTGCTGCGCTCGCGCCTGGCCCTGGCCGACGTGCGCGACAGCGACCGCATCGTGGCCGGCAGCTTCGAGGACCTGGCGGCGGCCAACAAGTACGACGTCATGGTGATGAACCCGCCATTTGGTACCGCCGGCCGCACAGCCGTGGACCACCTGGCCAAGGCCTACGGCCACCTGCGCGAGGGTGGGCGTGTCGTTGCCATCATCCCGGCGGGCCCAGCTGCCGACAAGAAGCTGGAGGCCTGGCTCTACGAGCGGGCTGACAAGGCCGGCCAGGACGGGGAGCACCCCTACACCAAGCCCGAACTGCACCGTGCGGCCGACGTGCTGCTGCCGGCGTCCACCTTCAGCCGCGCCGCTGCCGGCGTGATGACGCGCGTGGTGGTGCTGGACAAGCTGGCCAAGGGCGAGCAGCCAGCCCGTGCGCACCGGCAGATCGACCTGACCGACGTGGCCAGCGTGGAGGAGCTTTTCGAGCGGCTGGAACACCTGGACCTGCCTGCGCGCACCAAGCCTCGGCAGGCCGCTGCAGCTGCTGGACCAGCGCCTGCAGGCGCCCAGCCGGCCACTGCGCCCAGCACGGCCACCCCTCAGGCCCAGCCCGCGCCGACCCGGCCGGCCACTGGAGAGCCCGGCTCCCTGAGCGGCCAGCTGCCGCGCGAGGGCCGCCCGCTGGTCACGCACACGACCAAGAGCGGCAAGCCCCTGCAGGGCATCGTCGCGCAGGGCATAGACCGCGACACGGCCATGCTCTACGACCCCTACACCTTCAAGAAGGACGGCGGGTATTTCATCCGGGCCAAGCACCTGGCACGCGAGGACGTGGGATTCCGGCGTGGCGAGAGCGCCGTGGCGCCGGCCATGACGGCCGACCTGGCACAGGAGCTGCTGCGCATTGCGGGTGGCAACGTCCCTGGCGCCGGGCGCGGCGCCCAGCAGGCGCCAATGGCGCGCGCGCAAAAGGTCGTGGACGCGGTGCGCCAGGCCTGGGCCAATGCGCCCCGCATCAACGTGGTCTTCGACCTGCAGGACCCGCGCGTGCCTCAGGAAGCGCGTGACGCGGATCAGCTGCAGGCGGCTGGAGGAGCGGAGGGCGTGCCCAAGGGCTTCTACTTCGATGGCGAGGTCTACCTGGTGGCGAGCCAGCTGGCCACGCCCGAGGAAGCAGCTCGCGTGCTGTATCACGAAGCGCTGGGCCATCACGGCCTGCGCGGTGCGTTCGGCGAGAAGCTGGACGCAGTGCTGGACCAGATCATCGTGGCCCGCCCGCGCGAGGTGCGCGCCAAGCTGCAGGAATATGGCGAGCTGGACGACCTGGTGGGCCGGCGCTACGCAGCCGAGGAGGTGCTGGCCGAGATGGCCGAGACACAGCCCCAGCTGGGATTCGTGCGCCGTGCCGTGGCCGCCATTCGTGCCTGGCTGCGCGCCCATGTGCCCGCGCTGCGCGGCGGCGCCATGACGGACGCTGAGATCATCCGCGACTTCATCCTGCCGGCGCGCCGCTGGGTGGAGCGTGGCGCCCTGGCCGCCGCCTCGGCGCCGGTGGCGCGCCCCGCCTTCAGCCTGGACAGCGGCGCGGGCCGCCGCGCGCTGCAGGAGCTGTCCGAGCTGGACGACCTTTTCACCTTCCCCAAGTCGGAGCAGACGGACCTGGCTGCCATCGCTCACGAGCACGACCCCGAGATCCGCGTCAGCAAGCCGGTCAGCATCGCCGGGCGCCAGGAGTACACGCTCACCATGTCGGGCGGCAAGAAGGCCGTCCTGTCGGTGCGCCAGCCCAACCCGTATGGCGGCGAGCAGGTCTACGACATGCTCTACACCGCCGAGGGCATGGAGGCGGTCACCGGCAGGCCCGGCGTGAACCCCGAGGACGTGCCGCCCACGCCCGACGTGTGGCTGGACGTGTCCCGGCTGGACCAGGGCGACTCGGGCGCCATGGCCTACAGCATCGCCTCCACCTTCGCGCACAACACGGACAGCATCTTCATCGGCGACCCGCACGGCCTGAGCAAGACCGCGCTGCGCCGCCGGCTGGAGCAGATGATTTCCAGCGCGCTCAAGTTCGGCACCACGCGCCACTTGGCGCCGCACCCCGACCAGGTGCGCGGCGGCCACGGTGTTCCGGGCCTGCGCTGGGTCTATGGGGATGACGTGGGCAATGTGGAGCGCATGATTGCGGCCAGCCTGGAGGGAATGGATAATGCCTTTCCAACTTCCCGCCTGATTGAATATGACGCAGACCACGGTACTTTCCGACGTGCCAGCACCGGAGATCAACTATCACGACAGCGATTGGCTGACGTGGTTGGACGATCCCTCCGAGCAAGCCGTGGCATGGATGGAAGTGGACCAGCAGAAGCGGAAGCTGGCTGGCGAACAGTTGCGCGAGCGGCTGTCTGGCGTGCCCTTCTACGCCGAGCGGGCAGCCAGGACCAAGGCAGTCGAGGGCAGCGAGGCTCCCTACTGGGAGAGTTTGCTGAGCGGCACGCACAAGTTCTAACCGACCCCAGCCGGAGCCGCCGGGTTTTCTACAGCCGCGGCCCGGCTGCCGGCGCGGACATGCCGGCACCGTCCAAGGGCTTGCTAGGCCGCATGCAGAACAAGGTGGCGGATCTCACCGGCTACCGCTCAGTCGATGACTTCCTCTACGCCTGGCAAGACAAGTTCATCGACCTCAAGCGCATCCAGGAGCACATCAAGGCCCTGAACGGCACCGTCAGTGAGACGAACGACGCCTATCGGGGCGAAGAGCTGTACCACAAGCGCGTGGCCAAGCGCACGGCCAACTTCCTACGCGACGAAGTACAGCCGCTGCTGCGGCGCCTGAACGCCACGGGCGTGGCCATCGAGGAGCTGGAGCGCTTCCTGCACGCCCGCCATGCGCCCGAGGCTAACCGCGTCATGGCCGAGCGCAACCCTGGGCCCCAGCAGCTGCAACAGCAGCGTGACGCCGCAAAGCAGGCCGTGAATGACCTGCGCAACCAGCTGCAGCGCGCCCAGGCCCGGGGCATGGCGACCGGCCCCGTCCAGAAGGCGCTGGGCCTGGCCCTCATCGACCAGGACCGCTGGGACCGCGCCGAGGCCTTCGACGGCACCGCGGAGGAACGCCTGTCCCTGTCGGGCATGAGCGATGCAGAGGCGGCGGCGGTGATGGCCGGCTACAGCCCGGAACAGCGCCAGGTGCTGGACGAGCTGGCCGCGCGCGTGGACCGTATCAACGACGGCACGCTGCAGACCCTGGAGAACTACGGCCTCATGGACCAGGCCACGCTGGGGGCCTGGCGCAAGACCTACCAGCACTACGTGCCCCTGCACCGCGACGAGGCGCACCCGGAAGGCAAGGCCCACCCCATCGGCCAGGGATTCAGCACCCGAGGTGATGCAGCGAAGCGGCGCACCGGCTCGAATGAGCGTGTGACCAACATCCTCAGCCACGTCGTCATGCAGCGCGAAACAGCACTCATGCGGGGCGAGAAAAACAACGTGGCCAAGCGCCTGTACCTGCTGGCCGCCCAGAACCCGGACAAAGACCTGTGGAGCCTGGAGCTGCCCAAGAAGAAGGTGCTGGATCCAGACACCGGGCTGGTGAAAACCGTTGTGGACCAGGCGGCGAAGACCGAAGCCAATGTCCTGGGGGTACGCATTGGCGGCAAGGACCAGTACATCGTCTTCAATGCGCGCAACGAGAAGGCCGTGCGCCTGGCCGTGGCCATGAAGAACCTCGATGCGATGGAGCTGGACCGCTACACGCGGATCGTGGCCTGGATCACGCGCTGGTTCGCGTCTGTGAACACCCAGTACAACCCGGTCTTCGGCGTCATGAACCTGACGCGCGACCTGCAAGGCGCCATGCTGCAACTGTCCACCACGCCCCTGGCCGGCAAGCAGGCCGAGGTGTTCCGCAACATCCGGCGCAACACGCGCGCCATCTACAAGGATCTGCGCCGCGAGCGTCGAGAGGAGGGCGCCGGCACGAGCGAATGGGCCAAGCTGTGGGAGCAGCTACAGCTGGACGGCGGCACCACCGGAT